GTTTTACCAACACCTGTTGAACCAAGGAATACGAATGAACCGATTGGACGATTGGGGTCTTTGATACCAAGACGATTTCTCTTAATTGATTTCGCAATTTTGATAACTGCAGCGTCTTGACCAATTACTTTACCAATCAATTCCTTATCTAAATTGATAAGCGCTTTTGAATCATCGAGACTCATTTTGCTCACAGGGATTTTTGTCATGTTAGAAACAACATCATATACATCCTCAAGACTAATCTTTTGTTTGTCTTTGATAAGTTGTTCTTCAAACTTGGTCTTTTCAGACTCGAGTTTGTCTAACAATTTTTTCTCTTTGTCTCTGAGTTGAGCAGCTTGTTCGTAGTTTTGCTTCTTAACAACATCAATTTTCTGTTGTTTGATTTCAGCCGCTTTTTTCTTTAGGTCTTCGATTACGGGAGGAACTTTAAGTTCGGTTTGCATACGAGCTCCAACTTCATCTAATATGTCAAATGCTTTATCAGGGAATTCACGGTCAGTGATGTATCGGTCAGCAAGTTTAACACAAGTCTCGATAACCTCATCAGTATATGAAACCTTGTGATAAGATTCATATTTCTCACGAACGTTTTTAAGAATTTGGATTGTTTCTACAACTGAAGATGGTTCAACTACAACCTTTTGGAATCTACGTTCCAAAGCTCCATCTTTCTCAATGTTCTTACGGAACTCATCCAAAGTAGTTGCTCCAATACATTGAAGTTCACCACGAGATAATGCTGGTTTGAAAATGTTAGAACCATCCATAGAACCAGCTGAGTTACCAGAACCAACAAGGGTATGGATTTCATCGATGAATACGATGATATTTGGATTTGCTTGAAGCTCTTCGATTATCACCTTCATTCTTTCTTCAAATTGACCACGGTATTTTGTTCCCGCAACCACAGAAGTTAAATCAAGGTTCACAATTCTTTTGTCCACAAGATTTCTTGGACACTCACCATTCACAATTTTGATTGCGAGACCCTCAACAAGTGCGGTTTTACCACAACCAGGTTCTCCAACAATAATTGGATTGTTTTTCTTACGACGGGAAAGAATCTGAGCGATACGGAGTATTTCTCTATCTCTACCGATGACAGGGTCGAGCTTACCTTGTTCTGCAAGTTTATTCAAGTCTCTACTGAAGTTATCCAAGACAGGAGTGATACTGTCTGAATTCTGTTTTTGTTTCTTACTTTTCATTGTTTCGTCGTCGTCCATCAAATCGTTCATAGTTAATTAATTTTTACAAAGATGTATCAAAAATCAGACATTGCCAAACATTTTGACAAATTGTCAGGTTTTATTTTTTTATATGTCATAATGACATTGAGGAAAGAAAAGAACTGAAAAAATTACAGAAAGAATCAAGTGGCATCGAACTTGATTACTACAAATATAAATAATAAATTTAAAACAAAAAATTAAAAATTATGATTTACGGAAATTCAGAATTGAACGAATTGTTTGACACTTTCTTCAACAACAGAGGAAGAAATTACAATTACACCACAACGCTTGTAAAAAATGATTCAGAAGGTGAACTTTATGAAATCAACCACACCAAAGACGGAGCATATCTGTTCTTTGATGCACCAGGATTTAACAAGTCTAACCTCAAAGTTGAAATGGAAGGTGGAGTTCTTCATATTGAAGGTAAAAGAACGTATAAACTTAATAATGAAGAAAAGAAAAAAACTGTTTCAAAACAATTTAAAATCGGAGATGATTATGATTCTTCATCAATCGAAGCTACAATAGAAGATGGATTACTTACAGTATTCGTTCCTAATTACAAGAAACAAGAAAAGAAAAGAATCAGTCTCCTTTAAAAAAATAACCCTCACTTCGGTGGGGGTTTTGTATTTATTGTATGATTGAGAAAGTAGAACTAAACGGAACCTACGCTTATAAAAACTTTATAGATGATAAAATCAAACAAACCTTGTTAAATTGGGTTGATACAAATTATCAATCCTTTATTATAAATCCTATTAGTTTTGGTAGAAGATATAAATCAATCTCAAGCGGTGATTCAATATACGAAGTAGTTTCAACCATCAAAAACAAAATAATAGAACTTGAAAATATTACGGATTGGAAAAAAGAACCTATGTATGATAATTTCATTGGTGTCAACAGTGAAGGTTCTTCCATCCATAATCATACCGATAAAAATGAGAAAGATTATATTCACACAAGATGGAATTTAATTCTAAGTTATCCGGAAAATGGTGGACATTCAATATATAACAACAATATTAATATACTTGAGGAAAATTTAATTTGGAAGTGTGTTGCAGGAAAATATACTCACGGAAGCACAAAAGTTATTGGAAAAAAACCAAGAATTACGTTATCAATAGGATTTTTAATTAAAGAAGTTTAGTAATCGTCAGTAAGTTATAATACAAAATCGAAAGGTGTTCCTCCTAATGTTTTCATTGAAAGTTTTTCAACAATTGATGAGTTGGAAAATGATGTAATCCCATTACTAAAGGTTCCTTTAGAATGATGTGCATGTCCAAACAAATGATATTTTGGTTTATATTTATTTACATATTCCAAAAGACTATATGAGCCAACACTTTGACCCAATTTGTTGTCTAAAATACCTTTGGGTGGACCGTGAGTAATAAAGACATCACATTTGATGTCTTGTAATTCGTTCCCAATTTCATTGTCAGTTAATTCTCCAAAAGAATAAAGAATATGATTCTCCGTTAATGTACCGGTTAACCCATAAAATATTATATTATGGATACTAACGTATGAATTATTTAGAAGCAGTGTGTTTTCAGGTAACTTGTATTTTAATAACTCTTCATCATGGTTACCCAAAACAATAAGTTTGAATTCATAAGGTGTTTTATTTATCCACTCTAAAATTTCTTCAACTGGTATTTTTTTTTCAAAGTCCACAATATCGCCAGAATGTATTAAAATATCACCACCTTTAAGTGTCAAACTTTTGTGATATCCATGTGTATCCGAAATGTGTGTTATTTTACAAATATTATTTTTCATACCCTAAAACTGTAAAATCCGATATAAAATTTTTGTATATGACATCCTTAATTTCTGAATCCAAAAGATTATCATAATTAACATTTACCCGATTCTTATTTAAATTATAAACTGGTCCAATTTTTGTAGAAATGAAACTTGATACTAACTCTAAATTTATTGACAAGTCTTCTATTTTGAAATATTTTATTTTACAGCCCATATCGTTGTGTGCAAGTTGTTCGTCAAACATTCTCACACCTGACCAACTTCTCTTCATCCGTATATTTTCATAATAATGAGTGTCGTCACCGAAAAGTTCTTTTATAAAATTTTTGGATAATTTGCATTTGTCTATGTGAAAAACAAATTCTTTGAAATTAAATCCGTTGAATGCTATTTTTTCGTTTTTAGGACTTATTCTTAATAATTGATAATAAGATGATACGAATCTGTAGTATGGGTTTCTGGTAAATTGTAATATTTTATATTCTTCTAAATTTTCTATATTGTGTGTTTCACAAATTTCCGATAGTTTCGGATGAAAAATTGGATAGTCAACATTTTTAGTTGGTTGGTCAAAGTTAATTTTACTTTTTTTAAATGCGTCACCAATTGATGTCGAAGCGGTTTTTGGAGGCAACAAAAGAATTATTTTTTTTTCTTTAGATATCATGATTCCAATAAAGATGATTCAACCCAATCGACAATTAAATGAACTCTATCAGTTTTACCAAAATTATCAACCGAGTGTATTTTTTTGTCGTTGTTAATTTCCCATATTTCACCTAGTTTTAAATTTCTTTTATCATCACCAACTGTAAAAAAACAATTTTCGTTTGTTTGGATTGGGACATGTATTCTTCTACAATTAAGTAAAGTCTTTCCTGTATCAACATGAGGTGGAATTGATTTTGCTGAAGGTAAATTAACAAGTATTGCCCTCATTATTTTACCATTTTCATTTGTATTTTCTCGGATAATATTTTCAAGTTTTAAAATTTCATGTTCGAAAAGAGAATAAAGATTAGTTAAATAAATTTTGAATGAATCAAAAGTAAAATTTTTATCAAAAATTATTGGTATTGTTTTAGTATTAGAATGAACAATATACCTTATTTGTCTATCAAGAAATTCATTCCAATCTAAATTATTATTTTTTATTATGTCTATGATAGGGTTAACATCAATCCTTCCGTGAAATAAAAATGTATCTTTATGTTCCATGGTTATATATCTAAACATTTTAATTTACCATCAGGACTGTATCCAAAATTATAACGATGAGCATCGACTAAAGTTTCATGGCCCACAACCTCTTCAATTGCGTTTTCACAATCTTTAAAAAGTTTAAAATACTTGATAAAAAGATTATACGTTTCTTTATCATATTCGTTTAATTTCTTAGCTATTTCGGAAATAGTTTTTTGGTCATGTCCGTGGTTTGTATAAATGTCGGTAATATCTCTACCAAATGCACCATCTTCGAAATCAACTACACCAATCTCTTCCAACTTTTCTTCTATTTGTTCCCATTCTTTTATCACTCTGTCTGTTTGTAATTTTTCAATTTCCGCATAGTAAGTCCCACGAACTTTATCATCATTTATTTTACCTGTTCTAAAAACTTCGGCAAAAATATTAGGATTTGAACGGAATACTTTAACCCAATGTAAAACACCTTCATCACCCACTTTGAATAATCTATTAGGATTGTTTCTCGAAGAATAGATTCTATGCTCCATCCCACGATTGAATTCACCTTTTTGTTGTGTTCTAACTTCGAATAAAGATTTTTTTATAATTTTTTCAATTGATGTCATGATAATATTAAATAGTAAAAAGTTTTGAAATTATTATTGTTTCAAATCTATTTATGAGTATGGAAATATGGAAAAAATTTATTGAGGAATCATCAATGACCTCAGAAATTATGGAAAAATATTTAGCAATCAGATTACTTCTGAAAGAATTGGGTCACACTGAAAAAAGTATTGAAAGAATAAGAACAGGGCCCCCAAGATTATTTGAATTAAGGGCTGAGATTTCTCATTTGATGAACGAGACAAAGAAAAAATTACGTAAGTATGGGTTTGAAGTTTCTGATGAAGATTTTTTACTTTATTTTCAGTCAAAAATGGATAAAATTGATTCATTAACACCCCTTAACGATGGCGATAACTAAAGAAGAAATCAAAGGCACGAAGATTATTAATGAAATCAAATCTTCCAATATCAAGAAAACTGAATACGACACTGAAACAAAAAAGTTAGTTGTCGAATTCAACAACGGACTCAAATATGAGTATGAAGAGGTTCCCCACCAATCATACACTCAATTCAGAAAAGCAGAATCACAAGGAAAATTTTTTACAACAGATATCTCAAAGAAGTTCAAGTATAAAAAACTATAACAATCCCACTATTTATTAAGGATGGATAGTTATAAAAAAATTTTAGATAGTTTTTCTATTAAAGAAACCCTCAATCCCAAAGTTTGGGAAAATTGTGAGGACCCAAAAAAAGCAATATTAATTCCTAAAATCAGGAAAGCTCTTTTGCGTATCTCTGAAGAGTTCATTGACGATTTAGGAGATGATATTTTTGTTGATGACATTTATCTGATGGGGTCATTAGCAAACTTCAACTGGTCAGAGTATTCTGATTTTGATTTACACGTTATAATTGATTTTGAAAGATATGGTAAACAAGAAGAACTTTATAAGGAACTTTTTGATTTGAAGAAAAAACTTTTCAACGACAAACACAACATTAAAATTCTTGGATACGATGTTGAGTTATATGCTCAAGGTCTTTCAGATGAATCACACAGTGACGGTGTTTATTCCGTGATGAATAATGAGTGGATTCATAGACCAACCAAAACACATAAGAACATCGATATGTCAGTTCTCAAAACCAAGATAAAATGTTGGACTGATAAAATTGATGATGCAATTGATAATGCCAAAACAGAAGGTAATGTTGAAAACCTAAAAAAAATAAAAGACAAGTTGAAAGACTATCGTCAATCAGGTCTTAACAAAGATGGAGAATTTTCCTATGAGAATTTAGTTTTCAAATACCTGAGAAGGTCAGGACATATTGGTAAATTGTTTGATGAAAAAACCAAGATAAAAGACAAAGAACTTTCGGTTGAAAGAAAGATTGATGAAACTAAAATGAAGAAACCCGCGTTGTTCGAACAAATAGATGCAGTTCAACCATTTATTGATGCTTTGGATAAGTTGTCAGCTTCTTTAGGTGGGGAAGAAAGTGTTTCAGATGTTATTGCAAAATCACCTTATCTTACAGGATTGAATGATATGTTAGAAAACGGTGTAAAATATGAATATACACCCGGACAAAAAACACCATATTTCGATGATGTTGAAGAAATACAAAAAGGTTTACAACTTTTAGGGCACTCACTACCTAAATCGGGTGTAGATGGAAAGTTCGGACAAGAAACGGAAGAAGCAACCAAAAAGTTTCAAGAAAAAAATAACATGACTCAAACAGGTGTTTTTGGAAAAGAAGAAATAAAAGCCCTTATCGAAAATTTAATTTCTCAAAATTTTAAAGATAGCGATTTAAATAAAGTTCAAACAGAACGTCAGTATGCTAATAGTGATGTAAAATCTAGTTTGAAGTTTAGAGATGCTGTTGACACCATCACAAACAAATTAGAGGGAGGATATTTTCATCCTTATATGAAAGCGGCAAACCAAAGTAAATTTGCATGGATGGGTGACAGTGGGGAGACTATGTTTGGTATGGATAGAAAACATGGTAGACAAGAAAGTAACTCTTCGGCAGGAGTTGAGTTTTGGAGATTAATTGATGCTGAAGATGCAAAAAGTAATTGGAAATATGGGTATGCTTTAGAAGATAATCCTACCTTGAGAGATAAATTGTTAGATTTGGTTGCACAAATTATGGAACCACATTTTTTGGATTTTTCTGATAGATATCTTTCTGATGAAGCAAAAAGTATTATTATGAGTGACCCTAAGTTATATTTTAACTTTGCTTACGCGACATACCAAGGCTCAGGATGGTTTCAAAAATTTGCCAAAAAATTCAATAAAAAGATTGAAGAAGGTGTTACAAATATAGATGAACTCAGAGATTATGTTCTCCAAATAAGAAAAGAAAGTGGAAATAACATTATTTCTGGCTCAGGAAACAAGATAGATAAGATATTTGATGCAATGCCATAAAAATAATAATTAGATTATTTCCTCAAATCATATATTTATAAAGAAAAAAAATGGCGTTAGTTACATATCTTATTGGTAGTTGCTCAGGAGGTCCGGCAATATTAGTTGATTTTGATAGTTCATCGTTACCTGCGGTTAATGGTAACTATTATTTAACATTTGTTGGTTCAACGGGTCCTGGCTGTTATGATATTATTGATAACGCAGAACCTGCAACTGGTATCGATAGAGTTGCAACTTTATCTACAGATTATACTGATTGTCCTACGTGTCTTGCAGCCAATCCAACACCAACACCAACTCCAACACCTACAATTACTCCAACGATTACTTTAACTCCATCTGTAACAAGAACTCCGACTGTAACCCCAACAACCACAAGAACTCCAACACCAAGTATTACAACTTCTGTTACACCGACAAGAACACCAACACCTACGGTAACACCAACGACAACTGTAACACCTACACCAACAATAACTCCTACAAAAACGGTAACTCCAACAGTAACTGCTACACCGACTATTACTCCAACTATAACTCCGACAAATACACAAACTCCAACAGTAACTCCAACAAAAACAGCAACTCCAACTATAACTCCAACAAACACACAAACTCCAACAGTAACTCCAACAAAAACATCAACTCCAACACCAACACCGACAGTTACACCATCATCAGCACCATACTGGTTAATTAGAAATTGTGGTGGAGGTGGAGTTTTCAGTGTTGAAATCACAGGTAGTTTTAGATTAGGTCAGATAATTTTGGGAACGTTTGAAAATCTAACACCTTATGGATGTTATATTGTTGACGGATTAAGTTTCGGACCCATTGTTGACACAGCGACAGTAATTAATTCTTTTGATAGTTGTGAAGAGTGTGGAACTGAATATACTGGAACAACAGTAGATACTTTTTATGAATATAATGGATTCTGTTGTGACCCTGTAAGTGGTTATACAGGTTCAGGAACGGTATATCCTCATCCAGAATATGCGACAAACGGTGGAGTAGCAATCCAATCAATGTCAGTTAAATTAGGTGGATTCAACGGATTAAATAACTAAAAATTAAATAAAAAATATAAAAATGGCAGATTTAAAACCTATAGGGAGTGAAAAACTCGAAGGACAAGATAAATTAAGAAGAATTATGGAAATTGCTCGTTTTAACGAAGCTCTTCCTGAACTTGTAAACGAAACAGCTAAATCTCAATATTCCCGTTCTTTAGCCGATGGTAACAATTATGAAATTGTTAAAGAAAGACAAGGATATATTATTAAGAAAACTATATCTGAATCTGAAACAGATTATATTGAGCCTATGAAAAATAGGAAATATTATAATTCTTATTCTCAAGCATTGAAAAGATTAAATCTTTTAGCTGGTGAATTAAACAGAGTTAATGAAAACGAAGAAGAAGTATCGCTTTATGGTGAGCAGAAAAAATTCGTTTTGAAAACTCCTAAACCAGAAGTTGAAGCTCCGGCAGCTCCTGCTGCATCAGTACCAGCAGCACCTCCTGCAGTTCCATCTCCAGAATTACCTCCATCTCCAGTTCCAAGTGGTGATGAGGGGGCTGATATGGGTGCAGAAGATGATATGGGTATGGATACGGGTGTTGAAGATGATATGGGTGGAGAAGACGTTGACGTTGATACTGAAGTTGATGTTGATATGGAAGGACCGTCTGAAGATAAGGTTACATTCAAAACAATTCAAAAACTTACAGGTAAATTAACACAAAAGGTAAGAGTATTAGACAACGAACAAGGAATGACTTCTGAGGATATCAAATACGTTATCAACATGGTATTATCTTCTTTGAACTTAGGTGAATTATCTGAAGAAGACAAAGAAGACATCATGTCAAAATTTGAAGGTGATTCTGAAGATTTAGGTGGTGATGATATGGATGGTGAAGATATGACTGACGATACTGAAGTTGAAGATATTCAAGCAGATATGGATGTTGATATCGACCAAACACAACCAGAAATGGGAGAAGGTCAAGGAGCAATCTTCGATAGCATTTTCAAAGAATCAAAAGTTGATAAAGTGATTTCGAAATATTTTGAAGTTTCAAAAAAAGAAATTTTGGAAAATAAAGAAAGAAAGGCTAACAAACAACAATTGATTAGAGAAAGTGTAAAACTAAAAATGAAAGATGTTGTGAAAATGACAGAAACTTTTGAACAAGAATTGGCGGCTAAAAAGTTTTTAGAAGAAAACTACAGTTTCCAATTTATAGGAATTACTAATAAGAAAAATTTGGTGTTTGAAAATAAAACAAAACAAGTAAAGATTTCACCAGAAGGATTAGTAATATGAGTTATTTGATTTACGTAAACGGATTAGGACCTAACTATAAAGGAGACAACCTTTACGAATTCATATTCTCAGATAGTTTGGATGTGTGGGGGGAAGCTTGGGAGAGTAAACCATCAAATGGTTACCCAACTCCACCTGAATTAAAATATATTAAAAAGGTAGGAGTTCTGAAAAAAACTGATGTAAAGTTGGAATTGATTCAGAACTCCGATTTTTTTTGTATGATAGACGCAATGGATGATGTAGTTGCGTTAGCATGGGAAAGTGAAGAAGAACAAGGACAAAAAAGACTTGTTTTTAGATTTGGAGAGGAAGAACAAAAAATAAAAGACAAACTCTACGAAAGAGATTTGATATTAGAATTTGAAAAGAAAGTTGTATATGAAAACTAACTTAAAAGCACTACAGTTAATTGAGAAAGGATTGTCAGCAAAGACTGTCCATAAATTGACAGAATCTCAAATCAACACATTACACTCAAGATTATTGATTTCAGAGAAAAAAGAAACTAAAGAAGCTGTTACAGTAACAAAGAAAGAAACAACATATCCTGCGTCTGAAGTGGATGCAATGAAGGCCAAAGGACAATCAATTCCTGGTGGAAGTAGTGTTAAAGTAAATGCTGACGATAGTGTAACAGTAACTGCTGAGGGAGAAGTTAGTGAAGATGAAACTGATGATGTTTCAGACAGTAACGCTTTGGGGGCAGACGCTCTACAAAACATAACAGGTCAGGAAGCTCCTCATGATGCTAACGATATGGCTCCTGATGGAATGGACGATGATTCTGATGATAAAAGAAGTATGATGGGTATGGCTGAGGCTAAAAAAGAAAAGGCTAACCCTTATGCAATATGTCACGCCCAAGTTGGTCCGAAGAAAACAAGAAAATTTGAAAGATGTGTCCAATCTGTGAAAAAACAATTGGGAGAAGGGAAAAATCCTGTATCTTTGTTTCTTGAAAATCAAATTATGAAAATTGTAGAAAAGAACTTACCACCAAAAATCACTAAGGGTGATTTGATGAAATACTTATCTGAAGCTCCTGCAACGGCTCCTTCGAAACCAAAAACATCACCAACAACAAAACCAGGTAAACCTGGAACAAAACCACAAAGACCACCAAGTCCTTTCAAAAATCCTAACCCTAACGAAAATCCAGCACCAAAAGCAAAAAAGGTTTCTCCTGAAGATGCTAAAGACGAAGTGATTGATACGATTATTAAATTATTACAAAAATAAAAAAATGGCTAAGATAAAAGAACAAATAGATTACGGTGGAAGACGAGAAAGAATGGACCCGAATTTGGAAAGAAAGTTAGGTAGTCCAGAAAATCTTTATGCTCAAAATCCTGCAATGAAAAAAGGTCCTGCTGACGTGCAAAGGTTAGTAAGTAAAAGATTTGGTAAAGTTGCGGATAAGTTAAAAGAAGTTGTTGGAAACCAAAATATTAGTTCTCAACAAGTTCAAGGGATGATTTATAGTGAAATGATGAGAAGACTCCCTAACATTATGAGAATTGAAGCTGCTCACAAAGAAGAACTTGAACAATTAGCCGTTGAAGCTTCTTTAGAAGAGGGAGAAGTTCCTGAAGGAAGATATCAAATTGATGCTCAATTAGGTCAACCTGACACAGGTGATTTTAGATTCAATCCTGAAGATGATGAGGAAGAAGAAGAAGAAGAAGAAAAAGACGAACTTGAAATACCTTCATTTGATGTAGAAGATTTAACAGATGAAGAACAATTAGAACTTGAAAAACATAAGAGAAATATTATCAATGCAATTATCCAAGGTTCTGCGAAAAAAGGTCATTACATTTTTCAAAAACCTTCAGTAAAAGCGAGATTGGATGAAATAGACCCATCGTTATATAGAGATTATTTAGGTATCATGGCTATCAATGATTTCATGTATTTTACTATGGAACAAATGATTGAGATGATGAGTCAAACAGGTCAAGGTGTTGCTGGTAAAGTAAAATTGAGTAATGCTGACAGTGATGATGAAGGTGATGATGAAGGTGGTGAAGGTGCACCTGACACCAAAATAAGTGCTACTGGACTTATATTCCCAATATTATGTCATGAAATAATCAAAGGATTAGAAGAGGCTAAAGGTAGACATGGTTTACCAAAAGAGCCAGGTTTACGTCAAAAAGTTCAAGCACAAGTTGATACTTTAGCGAATGAACCAATGCAATTAAGAATAGGACCTGAAATCGTGGAAAGGCTTAGAAACGCATTACCCGATTCAATGTTTGACGAATCAAACAAAGGTCTAATAAACTGGTTCCATATCTTGTTATACCAAATACCGGCACAAGAATTCTTGGAAATTATAGGAAATGCCATCTCAGAAGATGAGTCAAAAATAAAAAAAGCAACTTCAAGATTTGAAGAAATTATGAGAGAAGCTATTGATATGAAATCAGAATTTGAGGATTACAAAGAGGAAGAAGATATTGATTCTGATGGAGATGATGAGGATAATTTAGATGATTTTCTGAGTAGTTTGGGCATATCTAGACCCAAATAATAATTTGTGACTAAAGAACAATTAATTATAGAAGTTACGAAGTGTATGAGGAATACTCCTTATGCACTTCGAACTTATTTACAAACATACGATAATACAGTATCAAAGTATGTTCCATTAGACCTTTTCCCTGACCAAGTGAGCCTTATTGAGGATTACGACAAATACAATGAAAATATTGCATTAAAGTATCGTCAGGCGGGTGTATCAACGGTTACTGCCGCTTGGGCATCAAAAAAATTGGTGTTTGCCAAAAAACAAAAACCTGAAAAGATTCTAATCATTGCCAACAAATTAGATACATCTGTCGAGATGGCTAATAAGATTAGAAGCTTCACTGAACAATGGCCAACATGGGTTGGGGTTAGTTTTGCAAAAGAAAAGAATTCTCAAAGACACTTTAAATTAACAAATGACTGTGAAGTAAAAGCGGTGGCAACATCGAAAGATGCCTTGAGAGGTTATACTCCAACCATCCTCATTTTTGATGAGGCTGCGTTCATTGAGGCTGACGGAGATTTTTGGTCAGCGTGTATGGCCTCACTATCTACGGGTGGTAAAGTTATTGTTGTTTCTACTCCAAACGGATACGACCCCATCTACTATGAAATCTATGACCAATCATTAAGAAACATGAACGATTTCAAGATATCTGAAATGTTTTGGTATCGTGACCCAAGATATACACGAGACTTGTATATGGTTAAAACTAATGATTTGGTTCATTATTTGTTAAACAGAGAAGAATATCCGAAAGACTCTGTTGTAGATTTATCAACAGAAAATCCATATGATAGAGACCATACTGTAACAACAGACTACATTGAACAAGGGTATAAACCATGTTCCGCTTGGTTTGAGAGTATGGTTAAAAAACTCAAATACGATAGACGTAAAGTTGCTCAGGAATTGGAATGTAACTTCTTGGGTTCAGGTGATAACGTATTCGAATCCGAATTGATGCAAAATATTGCAAAGAATATGTTGAGAGAACCATCGGCAAAACTCATGGGGGGTTCCCTTTGGATTTTCAAAGAGCCAGTAAACGGTCACAAATATGTAATGGGGGTCGACGTATCTCGAGGAGATTCTGAGGATTTCTCATGTATTCAGATTATTGATTTTGATGAAAGAGAACAGGTTTTAGAATATGTTGGAAAAGTTCCACCTGATGTTATTGCAGAAATTGCGTATAAGTGGGGGACAATGTATAATGCTTATTGTGTAGTCGATATTACTGGAGGTATGGGCGTTTCTACAGCGAGGAAAATGCAAGAATTATCTTATGGTGGTGGATTATACGTTGATAACGTTGACACTTTTAACAAATGGAAATGGGACCCCAAGATAAATGAAAAAATACCTGGAATTAATTTTAACAGTAAAAGAGTTCAAATTATTGCTGCGTTGGAAGAAGCTGCGAGACATGAATTCAAAATTTATTCAAATAGATTATACAATGAAATGAATACTTTCATTTATGTAAACGGTAGACCAGACCATCAGAAAAATCACCACGATGATTGTATTATGGGTATTTCTATGGCGATTTATGTTGCTGAAAAATCTTTTCAATCTTTAACTAAAGTTACAAATCATACAAAGGCTATGTTAAATTCATGGACAAGTAATGTTCATGAAAACAAAAATACTTCTGATTTCTTTAATCCGATGGTTCCACAGATGGGTAAAGACGCAAGAGGATACAATAATGGTCCATCTAAAAAAGACTACGAAACATATAAGTGGTTATTTGGGGCTTGATAGTATTTATATTATCGAAGTATTAAGTAAAATTATATCATGGCAGAACAGAATTTAACGGTTTGGCAACGATTATCCAAAACTTTTGGACCTAACTCACTTTTAGGTCAAGATTATCCAACTTTTAAGTTTGATAAAAAAGAAATATTACGCACAAAAAGTAGGGAAGAATACGAGAAGGAAAAACTTCAAGCACAACAAACTTATTATTTGGGAAACCAGTGGACTAAGGTTGAAAACAACCTTTATTCACAAGCGATATATTATGAACCATCAAGGTTATCTGCTCAGTATGATTATGAATCGATGGAGTATACTCCTGAGATTTCTGCAGCCTTAGACATTTATGCCGAGGAATCCACAACGACTAATGAAGATGGATTCATACTTCAAATCTATTCTGAGTCCAAAAGAATAAAATCAGTTCTTGCGGATTTATTTAACAATGCTTTGGATATAAATACCAATTTACCTATGTGGACAAGAAACACTTGTAAGTATGGTGATAACTTTGTGTATTTAAAATTAGACCCTGAAAAAGGTATTGTTGGGTGTCAACAATTACCAACAATCGAAATTGAAAGACATGAGGTTGGTGCGAGCCAAAAGATTTCTCTTTCGATAGAAAAAACTGAACCCAATAAAGCTCTTACATTTACATGGAAGAATAAAAACATGGAATTTCAAACGTGGGAAATAGGTCATTTCAGATTATTAGGTGACGATAGAAAACTTCCATACGGAACTTCAATGTTGGAAAAAGCAAGAAGAATTTGGAAACAGTTATTGTTATCTGAGGATGCGATGTTGATATATAGAACATCAAGAGCACCTGAAAGAAGGGTGTTCAAAGTATTCGTGGGAAATATGAATGATGATGATGTTGAAGCATATGTTCAACGTGTTGCAAATAAGTTTAAAAGAGAACAAATTGTTGATAGTAAAACAGGTAACGTTGACATGAGATTCAACCAAATGGCGGTTGACCAAGATTACTTCGTTCCAGTTCGTGACCCAGCAGCACCGATGCCAATCGATACATTACCTGGCGCCACAAACTTATCAGAGATTGCCGATATCGAATACATCCAAAAGAAATTATTAACGGCTCTTCGTGTTCCTAAGGCATTCTTGGGATTTGAAGAAGTTGTTGGTGATGGTAAAAATTTATCATTACAAGATATTAGATTTGCTCGAACGATTAACCGTATTCAAAAGAGTATGTTGGCGGAACTAAATAAGATTGCGATTATTCATCTTTTCTTATTAGGTTTTGAAGACGAATTATCTAACTTCACACTAGGTTTAACAAACCCATCAACTCAAGCTGACTTGTTGAAGATTGATGTTTGGAAAGAGAAAGTTTTATTGTATAAAGATTTAGTTGCCGACCCTGGTAACGGAATTCAAGCAACATCATCAACATGGGCAAAGAAACACATATTCGGTTGGTCTGATGAAGAAGTTAAACTCGATTTACAACAACAAAGAATCGAAAGAGCTGTTGGTGAAGAACTAAAAGCAACTGCAACAGTTATTACTAAGACAGGGTTCTTTGACAATATTGATAAGCTTTACGGCACAACAACAGGAACAACTCAAACACAAGGTGCTGAAACAGAAACTGAAAGTCCATTACCTTCATTCGGAGGTGGTGGTGATATTCCTGAATTACCTGAACCAGCAGGAGCTGAACCAGCGGGAGGAGAAACTCCGCCACCACCAGCAGAAACAGGAGGAGGTGAGGCTGCTGTGACACCAGAATCAAAAAAGAAAGATTTCAATATTTTAGTTGAAAATAACATGATTGAAGGAGATGAATTCCTCGATTTGGGAAAAGCTAGAGAATCTTTGGGAGAAATTTCAAAAGAATTGGATAAGTTATTAAATTCATAATATTTATATTCAAATACAAAAAAAATGACTTTCGGACAAGTAAAATCCATTATTGAAAAAAATCTTATAGAATCTTATAGGAACGAAAAAGAATTCAAAAAATCTCTTAGAGAGTTTAAAGAAAATGTTCTTAATAGTAAATCATTGTCCAAGGTTTATAACCTATATGACCAATTATCGACTTCTCATGGTTTGAGTAGTTCTGATGCTAATGAATTCTTAAATGAAGGAATCGGTTTAATCCAAAAGTTATTACCAACTATTAAAATGCCAAAAAGTGTTTCAGAAAGTAATGAAAATTTATATTCGGATATTGACACTTTAGTTTATACAAACAAACTTAATATTCACGAAAGATTACAATCAAGAAAGAATCTCATTAAAGTTTTGACTTCTGAAAACAAAATTGTAAAAGAATCTATACAAATTCCTATAAGCACTATGGTTAAAATTGCAAACCAAACATTAGAAAATTATGTAGATACTATGGATGAGCAGTCAAAAAAGACATTCATTGAAATCTTGAAATCTGATGGAGATAGTCTTAAGGAAGATTTTTCAGTTCTTAAAGAGAAAACTATAGAAAAATTAAACTCAATTCTTGGTGAACAAAAAGAAAGTGATGTTATTGAAAAAATATCAGAAACAATTGACAAGTTGAAAGGTGAAGAGTTTAATCAAATTAACTATTTCAAATTAGTTAATTTAGAAAAAAACTTATAATTCGTTGAGTTTTCTTTGTTTATAAATTGCTTTTAATTTCTGAGCTCTTTTTTCGACAGATTGTTTGATAAATTCTTTTCTATTCATCAATTGTTGATTCTGCTTAGTTTTGATTACTTTAGATTTTAAAGTCTTTAAAGCCTTTTCAATATTCTCGTTATTTTTTATTTCAATTATTAACATATTAAAATAAATATTATTTGTTTTTATAATTTTTGACATTGAGTTTTATAAGTGTTATTTTTATTAAAATAAACATTCATAATATGAAACTTAATGAAAAAAGGGAAAAGTGTAAAGTTGAATCTGTATAGCCCAATCAAATCTATATATGGGACAGTCGATTCAAAAAATTTAAAATCAATTTACATCAACATTCAATCTTGGGTTTGCCCTAAAAAAGAACATGATAATTGGAATAGAGTAGTTTGTAATCTTAATCGTGAAATTAAACATTCCGTATTTAACTCAATATCACAAACAGTCTTTATGGACCGAAGTATTGTTGACTTAGATTTGAGAACGAGTGGAATTTCTACAGGAAAAAAATCATTTTTTAACTTAGAAGTAAACCTTTACACTAATGAAGAGTTAGACTTTAAATCTCAAGAATTAAAAGATTCTGTTAAAAGAATTGTAAAAAACATCTTCACAAATAATCTTTCTAATAACAACTATTTTGATTTTTACAAAACCAAAAAGTAAAATATCTATTAAACTTACTCAATCAGTATATTTATTTCTAAAAGAGTTATGAAGAAATTGAGAATTCTTGAGGCTAATGAATCAGGTCATGGAATACTAATCGAGATGGATGCTGGTTATGTTTCACCCCGTGATGAAATGAATGCCGCCTTTCTTAAAGAAGCCGTTAAATTAGACTACAAAAACCCTTTTGAGTTTTATGCAGTTCTACAAAAATATGATACCCCTAATAGGAATGGTAGATTTTACCCTGAGAGAATCCTTAAGAGAGAGGCTGAGAGATATAAAAAGATGATTGCTAAGGGATTGTCAACTTCAGAGTTAAACCACCCAGAATCGTCTCTAATTGACTTAGACAGGGTATCACACATTATCACAGATATATGGTGGGATAAAAATATTTTGATGGGAAAACTTAAGTTACTAACATCACCAGGATTTCATGAAAGAGGTATTGTTTCAACTAAAGGAGACCAAGCGGCGAATTTAATGAGACAAGGTGTTACAATGGGAGTTTCGTCAAGAGGTGTTGGTTCCTTAAAGAAGGTTGGAGAAAGAAATGAAGTTCAAGATGATTTTGAATTAATTTGTTTTGACTTAGTTTCTTCACCATCTACACCAGGTGCTTATCTCTTTTCGGATGTAAATGAAAGAGATAACTATGAAGAAAATCTTGAAGAAGAAAAGAAAATACAACAACCTGAAAAGAATTTGGACAAGTCTATTGATTTGATGAAAAAACTTACCGATTTTTTAGGAAAATAAAAAATTAAATTATGGACGAAAAGTATTTTGTTGCAAAAATTACCTATGACCTTCCTGATGAAAACTCTGGAAAAATTAAAAAAATCAGAGAAGAAAAATTAGTCAAAGGTTTTTCAGTAACTGATGTTGAAGCAAAGGTTACAAAAAAATATGAAGGGTTCTCTCACGATTGGAGAATAACCTCAGTTTCAGAGAGTAAAATCGATGAAGTAATCGATTAAAAATTCAAAGTGGTCTTAACGACCACTTTTTTATTTTATGAAACTATTTATAATAAAATAAATAAAAAATGATTTTTATTATAAATTACAAAGACCAAAGTTCTACCTTATTGAGTGCAACTACATGGTCAGATGCAATTGCTTACGCTGAAGGAACGGGAAAAGCAATTGGTTCTATTAATGAACCTTATAGCCCGATATTGATTTTAAATTCTCCCCTCTCTGACAATTTTTATCAATTAACACTTAAAAACAAAACAACAGGTTTGGGCTCCCTATATTTTCTTTTTGAAGAAAACTTTCAATCTTTGAATTCTTGGATTGAACTTCAAACAAATTCAGAGGTAACAAATATATCCTATCTACAAAGAAATTACGTTTCAATATAGGGAAATAATACTTTTTTCCTATTTGACACTATTTATATGTTAAATTAAACAATTTTTCTATGCAAGAAAATAAAGATGTAGTACAAGAGGCACTCATTCGAATGAAACAAGTCGAAGATGTAATTGCCGAGAATGCAAAAGGAATACTTGCTTCAACTATGAAGGAAGAAATCAATCAATTAGTAAAAGAATCTCTATCTGAACAAGATGAAGACGAGGTTGAATTAGATGTAGACATGGACGATGACGCTGAAGAAGTGGATATGGACATGGATACTGATAACGAAGACGAAGTCGAAATGGATATGGACTTAGATTTAACTGACATGGATTCAGAATCTCCTATTGATTTAACAAACGCTTCTGATGAAGAAATTCTTAAAGTTTTCAAAGCTATGGGTGAAGAAGACGGTATCATTGTAAAGAAGGATGGCGAAGACATTCACCTTACAGATAACAATTCTGACAACGAATACTTAGTAAAACTTGGAGAATCGACTGAAGAAATGGATGAAGAAGATGACATGGACGATGAAGAAATGGAAATGGACGAATCATCATATGGTGGTAACAAAGGCGACATTTCTAAATCTCGTAAAGACTACATGGAAGAAGATGAAGATGTAGATGCAGTTATTGAGAAGTTATTCTCATCTGATTCAGACAACAGCGAAGAAATGGATTTCGACGTTGAAGATGATGAAGAGGTTATGTATGAAATCGAGTTTGACGAACAAGACGATGACGACATGGACGACGTGGAAATGGATTCTGATGAAATTGAAATGGACGAAGAGGAAATGGAAATGGATGAAGAAGAAATGGAAATGGACGAGCAAAATTGGGAAGAAAGCTTAGATGAAGCTTACAGTCACAAGAAAGCTCCTGGTGTTAAAGGTAGTGGACCTAAATTCTCTTACGATAAATCTGCTAAAGGTGGATTTAAAGAAGATAAGAAAGAAGGACCTAAATCAGTTGGCACAGGTAAGGCTAAGTTCGAATATAAGAAAGGCGCGAACATGGAAGGAAAGTCTAAAGTCGTTAAAGCAGAAACTAAAGAAGGTAAATTCGGAGGCAACAAAGGAGACGATTCTCGTTCTAAAAGAGACTACGAACAAAAGTTTGGTGGTAACAAAGGTGATAAGTCTAAAACTCATAGTGGAAAAGATTATGAAAAGGCTGAAACTAAAGAAGCTGCAAGAACTTATGGAATGGGTTCTAAAGAAGGAAGAGGTCTTAGAAAGGGCATTACTAACAACAGAAACTATGTTTATGGTAAAGGTGGTGTCAAAGTTGAATCTCTTGAATCAGAAGTTAGTATGTTGAGAGAAAAGAACGAAGAGTATAGAAAAGCATTAAATGTATTTAGAGAAAAATTAACTGAAGTAGCAATCTTCAACTCTAATTTAGCATACGCAACTAGACTTTTCACTGAACATTCAACAACTAAGAAAGAAAAAATAAATATCCTGAGAAGATTTGACGGGGTAGAATCTCTTAAAGAATCAAAAAATCTTTATAAGTCTATCAAAGACGAATTGGGTCAGGTTGATACAAAATCAATTAACGAATCAGTTGGAAATAAAATAAATAATACAGTTTCAACAGGTTCATCAACAACATTGATTGAATCAAAAACTTATGAAAATCCACAATTCTTAAGAATGAAGGATTTAATGACAAAAATTAAATAAACAAAATAAAACAAAACAAATATTTTAAAATGGGAGCATTATTAGAATCAGGTCTTGTAGGTAACATCGGTCTTAAGCACCTTAAAGTTATCAAAGAAGACACAATCGGAAAATGGGACAAATTAGGATTCTTAGAGGGTCTTAAAGGTCACATGAGAGAGAACGTAGCTCAACTTTACGAAAACCAAGCGTCATACCTTATCAACGAAGCTTCAACAACTTCAGATACAGGTGCTTTCGAAACTGTGGTTTTCCCTATCGTTAGAAGAGTTTTCTCTAAATTATTAGCAAACGATATCGTATCAGTACAAGCTATGAACTTACCAATCGGTAAATTGTTCTACTTCGTACCTAACATCCAAAACTACGAAGTAGGCGGTGACCCTGCTTCAAATTTTGGAGAACACTACGCACCTTATGGGGCACCAAATGGTCCAGATTCACCAAACAGTGGTTATAACTATAACACAGGTAGAACATTGTATGACAAGTTTTACGAGGGTGAAGAACCAGCATTAGACCCACCAGGTTTATATGACTATTCTAAAGGAACGTTTTCTGCTGTTACAGGTTCTGCAGTAACCGCGGCTTGGAATAACGTTACGTTAAACCTTGACCCAGCTGCTTATGCAACTGATGACTACAGAAAAGTATTAATTATCATGTCAGGTTTCGCATCTGACGGAGCTGGTAAATTAATTGGTCCTGATGGTAACCCAATCGACAACGAATCATTCTTGTCTGATTTGACTATCTACCCTACAGTTGCAACATCTGCAAACCTTGTTGGTAACCCAACTGGTCCATTGTTATTCAGAGTAGTAACTCAAAGATATGGTAAAGGTATCGTTCAATACGGTAACAACAATGCAACTGCACTTTTCCCTACTTCGAAAACAGGTGGTGGTCAATATGACAACATTTGTGACGTTGATGGTCAAATTTATCTTGAAGTAGACCTTCAGGTTCCTGCATGTATTTCTTGCGGTGGTTCAATCGACGGTTATACAGGTTCAACTTTCTCTTCAACAACAGCTATAAACAATGCGTTTATCCCTGTTTACAGAATTTACAAGAACTTGGAATTCGAAGATAGAATTGGTGAAGTATCTTTCGATTTACAATCAGTAACAGTTTCTGTAACTGAAAGAAAATTAAGAGCACAATGGTCTCCAGAAATGGCACAAGACGTTGCGGCATTCCACAACATCGATGCTGAAGCTGAATTAACAGCTTTATTGTCTGAGCAAGTTGCGGCTGAAATCGATAGAGAAATCTTAAGAGACCTTAGAAAAGGTGCAGCATGGAACTTAAGATGGGATTACAACGGTTGGAAGAGATTAGGTACTAACGCAGTTCCTTACACTCAAAAAGACTGGAACCAAACGCTTATCACAGCAATCAACCAAGTTTCTGCTCAAATCCATAAGTCTACTTTAAGAGGTGGTGCTAACTGGATTGTTGTTTCTTCTGAAATCAGTGCAATTTTTGATGATTTGGAATATTTCCACGTATCAAACGCAGCTCCTGAACAAGACCAATACAACATGGGTATTGAAAGAGTTGGTACTTTAGCTGGTAGATATCAAGTGTATAGAGACCCTTACTTCCCACCAAACCAAGTGTTATTGGGACACAAAGGAACGTCTTTACTTGACACAGGTTACATCTACGCACCATACGTTCCATTACAACTTACACCTACAATGTACAATCCGTTCAACTTCACTCCAATCAAAGGTATCATGACTAGATACGCTAAGAAGATGGTGAACAACAGATTCTACGGTAGAATCACAGTTGATGGCGTAAGAACATTCGACTTAAAAGAATTGAGATAATCTATTCTTTGACGATACAAAAAAGGTCCCTTATGGGGACCTTTTTTTATTTAGATAATCGACTTTCGTTCAAAACACGTAATGACTTAGAGATTATTTCAGACTCTTCTAAAGTGAATAAATTTTTATAATAACACATATTAATCGCTAGTCCAATCATATAAACTGATTGTTCTTCATTAAGACTGTCAATAAGATTTGATATGTCTGCAGGAGAGAAGTAAGAAATTGTTTCAAATAATTCTCCAATTGGTTGTTTTTTGTCTTCCATAATGAAATTTGTTGATATTTATACAAAGGTAATCATGTTAGAAAGAAAACAAATAAAAGAAGCCACAGGCTCAGGTAGTTCAGGAAAATTCAAAGTTCCTATTGTGTTAGCACCACAAGATTGGGAGGAGGACCAATTAGGTCCGTTTGTAGAGCCTGTATATCATTACACGAATGCTGAGTTAGCATATGAAGAGGCTGATGGAGATTTTAAAGAAAGTCCTGCTAAAAGAGCTGCGATAGAAAAAAGAACAAAAAAATTATCTAAGATTGATGATTACCTAAAAAAGTTTTATACGGGTCAAAATGATGAAGATGGCAGTAATATTGCTCAAATTGGAAATCCTGAAGAAATTATAAAAAAAGCCGTGGGTCCTTTGAAAGAAGAATTCTTAAATGAAGATTTGGCGGTATGGTTTGGGACAAAGAAGAAACCAAAAGGTAGTAATCAACCTAAAGGTCCTTGGGTTAATATTTGTAGAAAAGAAAATGGTAAACACCCTCCGTGTGGTAGACCTGAGGCTAAAGATAAAGGATATCCAAAATGTAGAGCTGTTGGTGTTGCGGCAAAAATGAGTGCATCTGAAAAAAGGTCTGCTTGTCAACAAAAAAGAAGGGCTGAAAAAACAGAACCGAAGACAGGAACTGGTAACGCACCTACAATGACACATTATAAGCCGAGAAATGAAAGTATAAAAAATTTGATAAGAAAAGTTCTTAGAGAAAATACTAATCCAACTTCTTCAAAATAGTTTGTAACGAATGTTGAATATTACTTCTGATTTCATCTTCCAATGATTGTCTCTTATTCTCCAACACACCATCGAAACTTTGTGTAATGTCTTTGTAATCGCTTTGACTTGAGAGGTATACCGAATAACTATAAACGTGATTTATTAAATTGATTGTGTGACTTTCTATCACAACAAACATGTTTTTGTTTTCGTTTTTGATAAATCTTTTACCTGATATTGGAGCAAATGTTAATTTGGATTCAGGGTCAAGTATCAACTTTTTACATATCTCTACAGTAATTTTTTCCTCCTCTGGTATAGGGAGTGTAGGGTCAAACCTTTCTTTTAGACTGAGATATATTTTAAACAATAAACGAGGGATATAACCTACAACTTTGTTTTCCATTTTTCAAAGATAATAGTAAATTTACAAATTAACAATAGGAACCTGAGCAATGTTTTTTTCCGTCTAAACCTGGCATTCTACCTTTACAAACTTGAACAGCGTATCCATTAGCGTAAGCACTTGGATAAACCTTAAACTTCGATTTTGCAGCTGCTTTTCCTCTTG